TAAATTAATTAATGGTCAGAATAGTAGTGATTACACGTCGCGGATTCAATGGAATGCTTCTACATGTAAACAAAAAATAAACACCTCAGACATATTGGATATACCGGTTCAATGTATAATATTTTAACTATAAAAGTGTATTTAATGTATGTACGGCTTCATGGGTTAAATGGGTTGGGAAATCAATTATATATTGTATAATTAAATTACCTTTATGGTCTTCGCGTTCTAAACCAAACCCTTGTATCGTTTGAATAAAGTTAGGATGGATGACTTCGCCCGATTGATTTGATAAATTTAGTTTACAACCAGATATATGTAGAATGGAACAGGATAATCCACACAACGATTCGCGTAAGGATATGCGTTTCCTATAGATTAAATCTAACCCTTTACGTGTAAAGAATGTATGGGGATGGATGACCACGACCACTTTAAGGATACCATACTGCTGGGAGGAGACATTGCCTTTATTTGCAAACGTCAAGATTTCGTTATGGTCTATACCCTTTGGTATTTTTATATAAAAGGTTTCACGTTCTAAACGAGTGGTATGTCTCTCTTGTATAGTGCGTTCAATCAATATGGGTACCATACATCCGAGATAGGCTTGTTCCAATGTGATTTCAAGCGTTGTAGTTATCCCCAAGGGTTGGACGATAAGAGGATTCTGTTGATCTTCTGTTGGATAACTATCCTTTGTATATAAAGTACATTCGGAGGTGGTTGGTGTAAGATTGGTTAAATACATGTAAGCATCGTATATCGTTTGAAATCGTTGTTTGGATTCAAGACTATTTCCGTTACGGTCTGGATGGTTCTCTAACGAAAGCCTGCGATACGCTTGTTTAATGTCTTGTTTGGAAGCAGTTATGTGTAATCCCAAAATAGCAAACATTTTAGCATCCATAATAAATTAAAACGATATAAACTTATCGTGTTGATTACGAATATGGTATTAGAAATATTTGCAAATAAGTATAGACCTAAACGTTTATCCGAATTTCATATGGACCCCTATTTATATTCAGTATTATCTGGTTTAGTTCAAACGAATACTTTAAACGTTGTATTATGCGGTCCAACCGGGTCGGGTAAAACTTCTATAATTTATGCATTATTAAAAGAATATTATGGATTTGATATACCTATAACCCATCCAAATATATTAAAAATTAGTATATTAAAAGAGTATAGTCTCACTTATTTTCGTAGTGATATTCGTAATTTTTGTCAAACGACAAGTACTATACAAGGTAAGCATAAAATGTTGGTGATAGATGATGTAGATATGATTAATGAACAAAGCCAGCAAATACTTCGTCGTTATATAGATACTTACCGTAACAATGTAATGTTTGTAATGTCTTGTAAAGATATCTACAATGTGATTGATAGTATTCAGTCTAGACTAACCCTTTTGTGTATACCTGAAAAAACTTCCACTGACCTTAAATCTATTATACAAAGTGTTTCGGAGAAGGAACATATGTCATTGTCCGAAGAGGTTATACATTTTTTATTGGATATCAGTAACGGTTCTTTGCGTATATTATTAAATTATCTTGAAAAAATAAAGTTGTTTGGTTCACCCGTAGATATAGATTTGGCGGTACAATTATGTACAAATATATCTTTCCATTCATTATCTGCATATACACATGCGTGTCAAACCTCCAACATACCAGAAGCGTTTCATTGTATAGTATCTTGGTTAAAAAACGGGTATTCTGGTATTGACATATTAGATAATTACTTTGTATTTCTAAAACATACAAAAGATATAACTGAAGACCATAAATCAAAGTTAGTTCCTTGTATATGTAAATATATAACTATATTTTATACCCTACATGAAGATGATATTGAATTATTTTTCTTCACAAATAATGTAATTACTATATTCAATTTACAATGATGTTACATTTTGTTAGCAATAATTTACCCATAATGGTATCACTATCCAATACTTGTTTAGCATTAAGACGTGCAAACCATTGATATGCACTTCGTTCTAAAATATCATTTTGTGGGAAATAAATGCCTATACAATATGGGTCAAAGTCAATATAACTATTTCCAATCAAATCATCTATTTTCACGTCTTTACCTTTATTATCCTTTGCACCTAAATGTTTTGCTTGTATCTTATGAATTTGATTATGTTCCACTTTATCTTGCAACCATAAGTCTGCATTTCCTTTAAATATACTTTCTGAGGTGTAATCGGATGAAATTAATTCTTGTAAATAAGAAATGTATTCATCTAATAATGGTGTACCTTTATGCGCACCTATAAATGATTTATTTGCACAGACGCTAGTCGTAACACTACTACTATTGTAATTTTGTAATTCGCCGACAAACATGCTATGTCCACATGTATTAGAATAATACAGTTCTCCCAAGTTTTTTAAACAAAGAAAAGAAGGTGGTACAAACATTCCACCATAATATTTTAATATATAGGCCTTTGCTAAATCTCTTAATTTAGACTGAATTGGTTCTGCAGCTTCATGTATATGTAGATTCCATCCGGGTATAATGTTAAATAGTGTGGTGTCGTCTATGAGACAAATGTTGAATGTATTACTACACTTGTCTATAATGGTTTTAAGGGTCAAATATAAATAAGGTTGATTTAAATCGGTTGTATTTCTACTATAAAAGTCTTTCCAATGTCGTGCATTTTGTGGATATTCCATATATATCCATAATATTGGCAGTTTACTCGTTGCAATGGAAGATTGTTTTATAAGATACTCTTTCACAATCCGATACGTTTTATTCTCTTCTGTCTCATCTGTATATTTATGAAATTGATTGTATGCATAGGCAATTCCAAAAAATAATCCAACCCTCCATATGTATTTGGTATAGTCTATCATAATATATGGATACAAATGATTTTTTAATAACGAATGTTTAATAATTTAGAAACTACCTTTGACATTTTATTCCGCATGCATTCATCTTGTTTTAATAATGTAAATGCTCGTTGCGTATTATTTTCCATATCACGTTCATAGTTTTGCTTTAATTGTGTTTCGTGATTTGCATTATCAAAATCATGTTGAAGTTGTAAATCTCGTTCTCTATTTATATCAAACATACTGAGGTGTGACATTCGTTTTTTATCTTCTGTAAAATCATCGTCGGTCACAGGTATAACGGTTTCGGTATATACTTGTTTTAAGTCATTGTAAGGTAATCCTGAAAACAATTCGGATTGATATGTCTCGTTATGATTATCAATATTCGTACCTACATTCCCGTAGGACACTTCGCTAACACCTTTATACACCATTAAATCTCGTAGAGTTTGTTTTTTATTGTAGATATGCTCATTCATATCATGCACATTACGAACGGTATCTGGAGGTAGGTCCTCTACATGTTTAAACCATTCCCCATAACCATCTTCTACAAGGGAGGTTTCAATCGTTTCTTCAAACAATTGATTAAACCTTGCATTAAAATCGGGTTGTTTAGTAAATGTTTCCCAAACCATAGAGTGTTCACGTTCATCGTCTATATGTTGCGTATGATATTTGGATGGAACGGTTATATCTTGTTGTATACGATGCCTAAATTCATAGACTTTAAATAATAGTTTATAAGCCGCCGAAAAAAATAAAAAATATTCTTTTTTATGTCCACATTTATCTGGATGCATTCGTAATACCATTTGTTTTGCTTTACGTAAGTCAACAGAAGTATAATGCAATGGAAGTTTAAATATATTTAATAATTCATCCAATGAATAATTAGAAATATTCAAGTCAAGTGTATTCATTAATCCATATACTTATAATAATATCTATTGTTTTACTTAACATAGTTGTTTTGCTTTCTCTTTACAACGAACAAAAAATGAATTCACGTCGGTTAAGTTTGAACTCAATACAGAATCACTTGGAATGTACCATACATCCATATCACGATCTTCACACGGATACCAAACCAATAACGAAGGTATTCCTTTTAACATCTTTTTCTTTTTCAGAAACATATATAAATCCATATGCTTATCAATGTCTATTTTTATGGTATGAACGTTATCTGGTAAATCCATTAATTGTTTATGACAAAGAGATTGTATAGATTTACAAGGACCACACCAATCGGCTGAAAACTGTATTAAAATCATGTTAGGTGTAGGCAACACCTTTAACCATTGACATAATCCTTCTACCGTTATATAGTTGTTTAAATGAGTAGACATACTTTATCCATTGGGGTGCCTTTATATCAAGGTTTCAGTGTATCAATTGTTGTAGCGTACTTAATCGGATAGGACTATTCACATGACCTTCCCAAAAATAACGACAGTATGCATATTCAACCGTTATCCTACTTTCATCATACCATTTTGGATGCGTGTGCAATAATATCTCTCGTAGATTATCTGGAAGATAGTGTAAACAAGACGGATGCAATACGTAGGCTAATTGAACATTGGGCGGAATGGAATGGGTTGTATTCAATGGTATCCATTCGGTAAATGTATTTGGAACATGTTGTTTTAAGTCACACAACAGTGGAGGATAATTATAAGGATACCTCCATTCCCAATCCGGACACCCAAACGTATAATATTTATAGGTCCATTCTAAACCTTCTAAATAATGGATAGAAACTTGTTTTTTCATACATTCTGTACGTTGTGAATGTAATAAGGAATGATAATATCGTTCCCTCCATCCGTCTTCAAACGGATTAATATATTGTTCGGTGCGTCTATCGGTTATAGGTAGATTTTGTAACGACATGGCAATGTCATTTAAAGGATTCTCCTCAATTTGTTTCATACATTTATTTCGTATAGTATGTTCATGTTTTAACCATTCTTCTTCGTGATTTGACAGCAATTGAATTAGTTCGCGAACATGTTTCCATACTATACCTTTAGATGATATCAAATGTCCGTGTTCATGTACTACCTTTTTATACATGGTAGTGAGATAAGATAACCCATTGGTTCTAAGATTAATACACGGAAAATGTGGCAAAAAATCATTACCAAGAAAAAAACATAAAAATATATAATCCCGAACACATTGTTCTGGGTTGTCTTTGTTATCCAACTCTTCTGATATTGCCATTGCCATGACATGAATATCAATTACATAATTCACATTTGGTTTAAGAGTAGAATCAATACTTTGAATATAATGAGGTGTTTCACGATATAAGTATAATTGTTTCGTATACATTTTATGATTTAAAGTAAGCATAATCAAATCAGCGTCTAGCCCATAAATAGCAGTAGTCGTTTTACGATGATATGAAACATTTTGGCGAATATATTCAAATATTTTGTGTTCGCCTTCTCCTGGATCATTGCTGGTTGTAATTATAAATTCTTTTATACCGTATTTTATAGGATGCATAAAGTGATTGGACACATATTCACTCAATGCTTGCATGAATGCAGTACCGGGTGTTATAAGTGATGTATTCCATCCCTCTGGTATGTGTACTCCAGCCTGTTTATAGATTTGTTTTTCAATTGCACTTTTATATCTTCGGGTTTGCTGTTGAGATAGTTTTGCGGCAGGGGCAACTCCGTCAAACGAAATCATGACTTTATCCGTTGGATGTATTGTATTGATATAACGTCCAATTTTTTTGACAACTTCTTGTATCAAACGTTGTTCGTAGTCCGTACTTGGTTCCATGGATTGTACCGAATCGTATATTATAGATTGTGCATCCAAATATAAATTATGAATGACTGTTTTTTGTTCTGTATATTCAATCATTACATTACGATATTTTCGGATAACTTGTTTAAAATAACAAGGTATCCCCATATGTAGAATTAAAGTAATATATTTAAGTTTAATTCCAGATAGGTAGAATAATTCTATTCATATATACTATGATTGAATTAACCGTAACAAACATAATACAATTGATGTCAACGCTTATGCCATTTATGATTACCTTTTTTATGTTAATGTTATCATTGATGAATCAAAATGTAAAAGGTATAGTCTTTATTGCAGGCGCATTACTCGCATCTTTTTTGAATCTATTTTTAAGAAATGCATTACAAAGTCCAAATGACCCCGATGCATCTATGACATGCTCTCTCATTGACATTCCTTACTTAAATAGGTATAATAGTCCTTCTTCCAATAGTTTATATATTGCATTTACGTTTGCGTACTTGTTTTTACCCATGAATTATAATTCACAAATGAATTATGCAATCATTTCAGCATTGCTGATATTATTTGCCATTGATGCAACTGCTAAAATAACGAATAAGTGTACTACGGTAGGAGGTGTAGTTATAGGTGCTTTAGTTGGATTTATATTGGGTTCGTTGTGGTACACTATCTTTCACATGGTTGGCGCAGACAATTTATTATATTTTGAAGAGACCCAAAGCAATGCAACCCGATGTGAAATGCCTACAAAACAAACCTTTAAATGTTCTGTATATAAAAATGGACAATTGATTTCTTCCAGTATAGCTTAATTTATCAGTTTAAATGCGAACACATTTGTATTTAAAAAAGTGGTCACGTCAGAAATTAAACGTGATTTAGAAATAAAATACAATAACATTCTATTCCCAGTTATACGCATTTGCATTATACGTTTCCATTCCATAAATGCCAGTTGTATATTTACATTTTTATAGTGAATATCATGTTCTTCTATTGTGATTTCATGTGTTTTTATTCGCACATTGACTTTATTATGGAATTCATACATACAACGAACCAAGTCACGTTTTGTTTTAATAGAATTCAAATTTAAGCGATTCAGTAAAATGGTTGCGTGGTCGGAACATTCTGGACAAGGTAAATTTCGGCAAATATTGCGTATGATATTTAGAATAGGTTGTATCAAGTCAGTACGTTCTTCATTCAATCCATTTACCATATGATGGATAAAATTCCATGTCGCTCGTCCCCATATAACTTTACTTACCATATGAAATATAAAGACATTTATATTTTTATATTTATGGATACCATTGATTGTTTGGAAGAATTTGATTTTTGGAAGGAATTAAATAAAGATGAAAGGATTGAAGAAAAACACTGTTTGATTAGTAAAGAACCTTTAACTATTCACGCATTGACATTACCTTGTGGTCATACCTTTAATTATGCTCCCCTCTGTCGTGAAATCGTAAAACTCAAATATCCTACGAGTACATTTAAATCACCATTGTGCTTGAAACGTAATCAAATTCGTTGTCCTTATTGTAGAACCATTATCAATCAACTGCTTCCTAGGTTACCAATGTATGATTTAAATTTACCAAAAAACATTTGTTCAAATACCAATTGTATTCCAATGAAGCCGTGTGAATATGTATTCAAGAGAGGTAAACGGTGTGGAGAGACATGTAATCAACCATCAGGATTTATATCAGAACAAGGTATAACGTGTTTACAACATTATACAAAAAAAATGAAGAAGGAATAAGAACCTTTATACTATATGTATATCCAAGAATGAATCAGGTTCGTTCCGATAAAGTCAAATGTAATTGCGGTGCCATGGTTAGATCAACAAATATGACAAATCATCGCCGTCGCATGTTTCATATGTTATGGTTACATCAATCATTATCTCATTCTAAATGAATATATTATAATATGTTATATATTATATGGAAAGAGGACTCGTTATGTTGATGCATTCTATTATCATTGGATTGGTGTTATACCTAATTATGATATATGCGTTAGGTCAATCCCAATCATTAGCTGAAAACAGAAGTATTCTGATTGCATCCGTTGTGTTAATATACATGTTATTGTTTGGTCATGGATTGCCTAAACAATTGAATAAAAACATTTAAATTACGATGGTATTTTTACATACGCATATCTACCTTTACCGTTTCCTGCACAAACGTAACATTTTAACAAAGTAGTCTCCTCACACATCCAACAACCAGTTGAGCAATAACACGTTAAATATCCACATCCTTTACAATACACACATGATAATTGTTTTTTTAATTTATTTTGTGTCATATAGAACAATCGTTTGACATATTTATTATTATCTTTGTATTCTAGGAAATGACCCATTGGTTTCGTTAGAATACTATAAATTGGATGAAAGTATAGAAACAATAATATGTAACCTTTCATGTATAATATAATATTATAACATCCTTATGTTGATTTATTATACATGAATTACAAGTTGTTTAAATGTAAAAAGAGAGTACAAACATAATCAGCGGAATAAATGACCCAAAAAAACACCATAATTCACCTGCATTGTAATAAAAATATTTATAACTAATCCATAAAAAAGTATATGTAATTACAAACAGATACATCGCGTAATAAAAATCAAATAAATAAAATATATTGATTGCAAATAATAATATATAATATCTAGGGTTGAAATATGCAATCCATGGCCATTTTAAATGACCGTTTTCGGTTTTCGTTATTAATTTGTCATGGTTTAAAAAATTAACATAATTATAGATAAAATAAATACCATATAAGATATTTAAGGATGCGACCGACACGTTAAACGAAGTCATACTAGGAATGTAAAATGCATATTTTATTAAGTATAATAGGATAGGTTGACACACATTTAAGATTGGACCTAGTATAGTTGTTATTTTATTAATTCCATATTTGTTTTTAATATCTATCCAAAATAAAAAATCCATAAATTGAATACAAGAAATAAAAATTAAAAAAATTCCAGTAACCTTATTCTCTGTTATATATTTTTTATTTCCACCATAAAATAATAATATTGAAAATATAGTTCCTATACAAAAAGTTATTATAGATGTTTTAGAATTAAAACACATATAATACTACTATAATATAATTGATTAATTACAATGAAAAGTATGATGGGAATTACGATATAAGGATGGATTACATACATTTATTTTAGATTTTATAAAATAGGGTCCATTCCCATTTTCAGAATATTGTCCCGCTTTGGATGCACTTGAACCGTATACGGTATTCAATGATTTCGCAGTAGATTTTAATGTATTATATTTCAATCTTAACAATCTAGAGGATGAGGATACTGAACCTTGTTGAAAATATTGTCGGTTATTAGGCTTTACAATAATATCCTTTGTACTGCATAAATCATTATCACTCCTGTATAAGGAACGTTTTACCTGTGTACCCTCTTTACCCTCTGAATATGGAATTGGTTGAATACAACATCCGTCGTCTATGGCTACATATTGTATATTTGATTTGTTAGAACCGCTTAAATTTTGCAGGTAGGATTTATTACGCATTTGAAGATATTGTTTGGTATTAAAAGAATAGGAGTTGTTTGGCTGAAGAGATAGTTGTATGGGATTAATGAATTTTGTATTCAGTCCACGTGTAGGTTTTACATTTATATAACATGAATCACATATAGATTGATTCTCACCATCCTTATCTGCGGTTGCATTGGCGGTTCCAGTTGTATTGTCATCCGTATATAGATACATGATATTGTGTTTGCAATCGGGTACAGATTGAGTTATCACTACATTACTAGCAGGCTTTTCTAAACCTAGATATGAATTCTTACTAGGTCCTTGAATACCTATAGGATTAAGTTGTTTACGCCAATGTTTAATTGGTCTTGACACATTCCAACTTCCAGTAAATTTACTATAACGCGCATGACTGGTCGGAACTTGACTTTGTATGTCGCCGTTTTCATATGGACGTGACCATTGAGACACTACTGATTTTGCTACATTTATATCAATATTTGTGTCATACGATTTCGTTATTTGCATATATTAGATTAATATTATGTTTGTCAATATATATGTTAATATTTGTATATTTAATAATTGTATTGTTTACAATAAATATCCTTTATATGATTGTAAAAAAATATCTTTCATTTCAAGAAGGTGTCACTGGAAGTAGTGATACTACTGCGTATCAAGACCCGAATCTATCGCAAAACCCACTCTATTTGGCAACTATCAATGCATCCAATATTGCATATCTTAAGAGTAAATTAGACGATATTGATACGATTCGTACAACAGTAGATGCATTGAACGAACAAGTAGAATCAAACTCTACCGCGATACAAGGTATTAATACAAGTATGCAGATTACATCAAGCAATGCAATACCTGACCAATCCACTACACAATCACTCGCCAATACAGGTAATGCAGATGCAAACGTATCTACCTAAATAATTATTATATCATTGAAAGATATGAGTAATTTTTTTGAGAATGCTTTGAATGGATTGGACTCATTAGAACAAGATATACTTGGTCCAGATTACCCTTATTATAAATATATCAATTCGCCAAGCGATATGGGCATGAGTGCAGACGGAGATAAAATTGCTACAAATATTGGTGGATTAATTTCATACGTGGATGTTTTGGTAACTGGTTCTGGTAAAGCATCTGCAACTGGAAAGCCATTAGGAGATAAATATTTTATTACTACTGCTGCAAAGTGTAAAGATGTTGCTACCGGGAATGATGTAACTCGTTCTTTATATGTAAATAATGTACCCGACGGGTCAATTCCATTTATTACAAGTTTAAGTGGAGAAAGCACTGATTTAAAAGGACTTGTTCCTGGTATATTACATGATATGGTTGAATTAAATCCCTTGCAAATTTTTCAAGCATTCATGATTGGAAGCGACCCTGATTGTCAACAAGTTACTATGGAAACGATTGATACCAATAATGTATCTACTCAAGAAACTGCTTATTTGATAAATACTGATATACAAGACATGAACCCTTGTTGGTTTACGAATAATATAAATCCAGTTACTAAAACACAATGTACCGAATCCTTTGCTACGATAAAACAATCTACACCAAAACAATCTACACCAAAACAATATAAAACGGACAAAGTAAATGAACAAGACTTGTATCAACAATTATATTATGGTTCCCTCGGGTTGATCGGACTGTATATATTTATGAAATTAATCATTAAATAAAAAAAATCTAAGGTTATTCTATGGCTATAACTCTTATCGTATTGATATTGTTATTGTTATTGTTGTTAATTCCAGGTTCATATTGGTTAGATGATTATTTATATGGTGTGTATAGTGCGGATACTCAAGAAAGGGCTGCCGCTTATTATGCAGACAGTATAGCACCGAGAACTGCTACTCGTGCTACATACGAAGGAGCCTTTGATGGTATATTGCCAAATGGAAACCGGTTATAAAAAATTAGAAATAAGTGAATGCAACCGAATACACTTCTTCTAATGTGTTTCTCCAATAGGTATAACATATTTCTTTTTCATTGGATGTATAGGACGGACGTATGTTTATAGTAATGTAATAGTTGTTCCATGAATAACATTTTATCATGATATTCGTAAATATTATCATAGGCATGTATTTGCATGTCAAGGTTGTCATTCATAAACATTCTTATTAATTGCATATATTTATTTAAATGATTTAACATCTTAAATAAAGGGTGACATCGTACGACGCGTCAATAGAATTGTCAAGACCTTCGTTATAGTCTGGATTCAATGTCAGTGCTTCTATAAAGGGAAAATCTAAGGCTATTGTATTTCGTTGATAGTAATGTTCATAATATAAGTCTTGCCAATCATATTCAGGTGCAATCACTTTTACAACCCACTTAAAGAACCGTTCGCCAATCCGAACATCCATATCTAAATTGATAAATAAAGCCATATTATTATGATTCGTCTCATAATAAATACATTCATAAAATCTTTGGTATACCCAAACGTTATCCATCAATTCCTTTGTGTCAAATCGTATATTGGAATGATAGGTCATGATTTTTGAGACGATTTCAGTTGGTAGTTCCATCGGGTGGAATTGATATCTTAACCATATTGGTGTAAAAGTATTTCAATTTTTTGAAATACTTTTGATTATAATTAAACTATTTGCATCGCCTTCAATTATTTATCGTTTTAATTTTTAAAAATAATATTTCATCTTCTTGGGTTTTTATTATGTTTTCAATAAATGATGTAATGTTATTTTCTTTTTCTAGTAATTTTTTACTCATATGAACTGCCATAGAATGATGTGGTATCATTCCTATTTTATATTGCGTTTCTGTTATTAGAAATTGAGTTCTAATACACCATATATTAAATATAATTAAGGATAATCCTATAAAAAAAACAATAATTTCTTGATAAATCAATCCCATAAATAAAAACATCCATCCCGTCATAAGAAATGTCATATATGCGTCATTTATACTAAATCTTATATCATCCACTTTATCTACCCATACATTCATAGTTGATAATATACCTGACAACAACATTATAAAAAACATAATAAAATAATGATTTATAGTTTGTGAATGTTTCATTATAAATATAGCAACAATATAAATATTCAATATCTGTATAATATATGAAATATCGTAAAACACGTCGTAAACGGAAAAAAAGAATGACAAAAAAAATTGGAGGAAATAATGCGATTGCCTTTGCCGATATAATGCAAAGCATTGTAGAGACAAAAAGCGAATATTGTGGATATATAGAAAGAGGGCAACATTTTTTAACACATATAGGTGAATCTAAAGAAACCCCAGAACAACGTGGAAGTTGTAATCAACCCATTCGGCATACGATTTGGCATACACATACTACACAAAGTAAGTATTATCCAAGTTTGGAAGATATACATAAAGTATTCAAATATGAACCTATCCGTGAAAGTATCCTTTACACCGTGTTTGGATATTGGGTTATGACCTATAGCGGAATGGCTGTTATATTACCAGATAATGTTCTAGCACGTATTAACGAACTACTTGGACGCTTTTATCAACATACAGAAAGGGGAAGGACATACAACCTAGATGTGATATCGCATTTGACGTCTCAGTTGAACTCTCAATTGCCTGGATTTAATATAAGATGGTCTGAGTTATAATGACATTGTAAGAACACCAAATGAGCAACCTCCTGATAATGCCCAGATTTCTCCTTTTCCAGCAATACCATGTCCATATGCAGAATATATACCTACATACATAAGCAATGGAATCAAATATCCCAATTTCTTGGTTGAATAAAACATATATGCTAAAGTATACATGACAAATACGTTTGTAGCTAACATTACGTTACGCATCAATGGTCTTTGTTCATGTTGTTTTGGTACTTGAAAATGAAATATGGTTTGTAGTGTTATAATTATCAATGAAACGATAACAATGATATTTTTCATATCATTATGAGATATAATAATTATATGAAACGTATTGACTTAATTAAAAAGGTTTCAGGTATATGATTGCCTTTTACACAGAAGTGTGATAGCGGAAGTATGCAAGCAACTTGATAAAATCCACCGTGCATTTACACAGGATTTTATGGGGATTTCTATGAAAAAATTGCGTGGTTCATGAATTGGTCCGCTAACTCAAGAATTGTAATTCAACGAGAAACGATTCAACGGTTTCTTCACGCGAACTTTATTAGGATCACGCAGGCGAGTTTGCATTCTATTTCCTTTTATAAATACAAGTTCATTTATATTCCATAACTTATTTAAATATTCTATAAACATTACATCATCTAAAAATTGAATATTACATTCGTTTGGTTTCTTACTTTTAAATGTAAAATCAATATTTTTGTAATATGGTAGTAATGAACCTATATTCCAATTATGTTCAATAATTTTCCTTGACATTAAAACTTCTTTTTTCAAAATCGCCTCATTAAATGTTTTTGCATAATTTTCAACACTAAATATTTCACATGTCATTAAATACTTTAACGTAAGTTTATCCATTGCAAAAATATAGGATTGTACGTGTGATTTTGTCAATGGTTGTCTACATGTGTTTATGGTGCTTCCAAACAATTTGACGTTATGTTGTAATCCATTTATATATAGGTCGGTCCATTTACCTTTATACTTCGATGGAAGAAAAGGGCCCATTACAGAAGAATTGACAAATATAAAGTTATCATACCCTTCATATAAATTATCTGTTAACAAAGCATCGCTCCAACCACCAAAATCATAACCTATATTATCTCTACGCATTATTTTTACATAATCAGGAGCTTTAAACGGAATCGTTTTGTCGTTTGATATTATTATAAAATCAACATGTTGATCATAAAATATACAATGTTCAATAAAATGTTTTACCCTATCATTATAAATATGAAATACGTATAATACAAGCAATTTATTCATAATATATATAATATTTTAATTACTAATTTATTGGCATTTTAAATGTCGAAAGGTATAATCATGTAAAATACGAATCGTCCTTCTTAACCACTTTGTTAATGAATAAAGCGTTATATATGTTAAAATAAAAACAAATATAGGATTAATGGATTATATTATATTTATATTTACATTTTGCGTCATGTTATTTTTATATTTACATATTCAATTTCATTATAAAACAAGTAACGATTTAGAAGTGTATGAAATAGAACAACCCACGAAATGTAAGCTGGAAGAAATTTGTGACCTTAGACAACCTGTTTTATTTGATTATAAGAATGATTTATTACTAGAAACCTTTACTATAAACACATTAATGGAGAAGTATAGTGCATTTGATGTTAAAACTAGAAATTTGACAAATACTCCTGAAAACGATGAAGAGATGTATATCCAAGTCCCTTTTATAAATGGATTGGCTGTGACTGACAAATCTACAGATAAGACGAAAGATACATATATCATTGAAAACAATGCGGACTTTATAGAAGAAACTGGACTGTTGAGTATATTTAAACAAACGGATGCATTTATACGTCCTTCGTTGGTTACAACATGTATATATGACCTTGTAATGGTAGGGGAAGGAACCACTACACCCTTCAAATACGATATGCATTATCGTAATTATTACATGGTTACAGAAGGAGAGGTGACGGTTTTAATGACTCCTCCTAAAAATATAAAATATTTATCACCACAGGAAGATTATGACCATTTTGAGTTTACTTCACCCATTAACCCGTGGAACGTTCAACCCGAGTATAGTGGTGAATTTAATAAAGTCAAGTGTCTAGAAGTGATTGTACCGAGAGGACATGTGATATACATTCCAGCTTATTGGTGGTATAGTTTTAAAATAAAAAGCAACGCTACTATAATTTCGTTTAAATATCAAACGGTTATGAGTATGATTTCTATATTACCTAAATTAAGTATGTATTTTTTACAATCTAAAAATATACAACGAAAACTTGCTCCATTCAACGAATACAAACCATAATATTTAAGTATGGTTTACATAATTATGCATTTGAGTGTTTACATTATTATTATTTATGTCACCAGATAAAATACATTGTTCATACATTTTAATTAATATGTCCTTCGGACATTGACTTCCGGATTTTAATAAATTTCGTTGAATTAAATACGCTTTTATGTCATGAATATTTATCTGTTTAAGTTTTTGAATTTCTTCATGTAGTTTATGTTTGATTGTCATGTTTTTAATCAATACGGAAACATACTTTTCCTTTTTACCTAAGGTTCGTTTTAAGGTTTTTGTGGTTCGTTTTATACGTACAATAGAAGGAATGGTTGCAATTATATTAGAGGGCTTATCCGCGAATGGGATTTTTTTCAATTGACGGTATGTAGGCCTAGTTGTATGTTTTAATGAGGTGTATGGTGTCAGAGTGGCTACATATTTCGGTATGATTTTATCTGTCTTTGGTAGGACAGTTATCTGCAATGGATTGGAGTTCGGTTTCGTTTCTTCAATCGTCATTGGTTTTGGTTTCGT